CTTTACTTCCTGAACCTGACGGTTTTATCAAGTTCAATCTTGATGCTTTGCTACGAGGCACAACACTTGAACGCTATGAAGCCTACACAAAGGGCTTGCGTGAGGGTTTCTTGAGCCTGAACGATGTTCATGCAATGGAAGATATGGCACCGATTCCTGATGGTGACAACTATCGTGTGCCATTGCAAAACATTGATGCAAGTGATGCAAAAGATGTTGGTGTCAAGTTGCGTGCTGAAATCGTTACTCAGCTCGTTCAAGTTGGATATGACCCTGAAGCGGTATTGGCTGCGATTGGAATGGAACCGATGGCACACACAGGGGTTCCTTCAAGTCAGTTGCAACCTGTTGCTCAAATTGACCCAGGCGATCCTGCATCTGTCTATGAGGTCAACTCTCGTGAGGCTCGCAATGAGCAACCACATATGATTCTTCAAGTTCCTGAACCAACAGTCAATGTCGCAGCACCTAATGTGACGATTGAACCTGCGATGGTCATGCTTGATTCACCACAGGTCAATGTTGAGGCACCGAATGTCACCGTTGATGCTCCAACTGTCAATGTGACAAACACAATTGAACGCACTCGTGTTCGCAAGAGAATCATCCGCGATGAGAACAACCTCATTGTTGAAGTGATTGAAGAGTTTGTTGAGGGGGATGAATAATGGCAACAGGTCTGAGTTCATATCTTGCAAACAAGTTTCTTGATGCAGTTGGCAACGCCACCGCCTATTCAGCAGCCAATGTCTTTGTGAAATTACATATCGGCGACCCAGGCGCAAATGGCACAGGCAATCCTGCAACTGAAACAACTCGTCAATCAGTTTCCTTTGGAACTGCATCAGGTGGCGGATTGACTTCAGATGCAGATGTCTCTTGGACAAACATTGCAGGTTCAGAGGATGCGACATTTTTCACGGCTTGGGATAATGCAACAACAGGCAACTTCTTGTTTAGTGGTGCCATTACAGGCAACCCTTACACGGCAGGAGATACCTTCACGATTCCAAGCGGTTCTCTGACAGTTTCGCTCACACTAGCGAGCTGATATGGCGCAGTTTGTTCTTGATACCTCTGAACTCGATGTTGATGTTCTAGGGCCGATCACATTTGCAACTGCAAATGCAACTCTTGGTTCTCTGAGTGCAAGTGCAACTGCTCGGATTGACAACATTGTTTCGGCAAGCGCACCTCTTGGTGGACTTCTAGCACAGGCAACAATTCCTCAACCTGAAACTGCCGTTGTTGGATCATTCGGAATGCCGAACTTTGTTCAGCCTAACTTTGTTCTTCCAACACCTGAACCAAAGATTCCAAGTGTAATTCTTGCAGGTGCTTCTGCATCTTTAGGTGTTGTGAGAATAAATGCAGTTTCACAGATTGATTTTTCCGTACTCAATGACGATGCAGAAGTTCTGCTTCTGATTTAAGGATAAAAATGCCATATTTCATCTCAGATAAACAAAGCGATTGTGCAGGTTGGGCAACTGTCAAAGAAGAAACTGACGGTTCCTACACAACAATTGGTTGCCATGATGACAAGCAAAGTGCAATTGATCAGATGGTTGCAGTATCTATCGCAGAGGATATGGAACCGGGTGGAGAAATAAACACTCGCGCAGTTGATTTGAGCGTTCCTTCTTTCATTCGTGAAAATGCTCAACGAGGTCTCAAATACCTTGAAGAAGGTTTTGGGGGCGATGGCTTAACTGATGGCACAAAGCGTGAAGCACGCGAAATGGCAGCAGGTCGAATCACCGAAAACAAAGTTCGCAAGATGGCACCCTGGTTCGCTCGCCATCAAGTTGATGGACAAGCACCAAAAAATAACGATCCTTCAGATTCACAGTATCCAGGCGCAGGTCTTGTTGCCTGGTTGTTGTGGGGTGGAGATTCCAACTTTTCTGACAGGGCGCAAAATTGGGCGCAACGCAAGATTGATGCGCTCGATGCCGAATCCGATTCAAGGAGCAAAATGAAAAAAATTGAACGCCGCACATTCACGGTGCGAGATGTTGAAGCACGCCAAGCTGAAGATGGCACAATGCGCCTTTCAGGGTATGCAGCAGTCTTTAACGATTCAAGCGTTCCCCTTCCTTTCAAGGAAAGCATCGCACCGGGAGCCTTTCGCAAGACTTTGATGGAAACACCTGATGTGCGGCTACTTATCAACCATGAAGGTCTGCCTTTAGCTCGCACCAAGAACGGAACCTTGACTCTGACTGAAGATGATCGTGGCCTGTATATGGATGCAGAGATTGCAGACACATCAGAGGGGCGCGACCTTTACAAGTTAGTTGAGCGCGGAGATGTTGACCAAATGTCTTTTGCCTTCCGTGTGATTCGTCAGAAGTGGTCAGAGGATAGAACTCGCCGTGTTCTCACCGAAATCAGCCTTGCAGATGGTGATGTCAGCGTTGTCACATATCCTGCTTACCCAACAACCTCTGTTGAAGCACGCGAACAACTACGCGAAGCAATGAAAGCCATGAAAGAAGGGCGCGACCTTAGCCCTGAAGCAATGAATGCACTTCAAATGGTTTTCTCAGACTTATCAGAAGGCCATGAATACATCATGCGTTCTTTGCAAATGATGGAAGAGTTTATGTCAACAGAAGATTCGACATATATGGATGAAGAGGATGAAATGAAAAAACGCGCAGTTGATGTTGTCGGTGATTATGTTTCTTGGAATTCATCAGGTGGAACTGCCCGTGGTCGCATCGTGCGTGTTGTAAGAGAAGGCACATTGCAAGTTCCTGAAACAGACTTTTCAATCAATGCTGAAGATGATGACCCTGCTGTATTGATTCGCCTCTATGAAGAATTTCGTGACGGCTACCGACCAACAGAAACTTTAGTTGGTCATAAAATGTCTGAACTTCGTTACATTGAAGCCTTGCCTGAACCAACCGAAGAAGAAGGTCGCAAGATTTCTCTTCGCCTAGCAAAAGCGATAATCAATAACACAAAATAAGTTTCTGTCAGCAATCTGACAGATCGAAGTCGGAGCGAGACTCACACCCTGCAAGCGCCGTGAGAAGCATCGCCACCACCTCACTTCCAAAACAACAAACTCACAAGGAGACCAAATGTCATATTTTGACAAAGTAGTTGAGCGCCGTGATGCAGTAAAGGCAGAAATGGATGCAGTTCTCGAAGCAGTTGCAGAAGAGAACCGCACCGACCTTACTGTTGAGGAAACCGAGAAGGTTGATGCTCTCGTAGAAGAAGCACGCTCACTAGATACAAAGATCGAAAAGCTAAAGACACAGGCAGATGCAGATGCAAAGGCATCTGAGATTCGTGCATCAGTCGCATCAGTTGCAACACCACGCGTTGGTGGAACAATAGTTACACGCGAATCACGCACATACTCAGAGCGTTCAGATTCATCATTCTTCAAGGATGCTTACAACGCACAGTTCAAGTCAGACTTCACAGCACAGGATCGTCTTGCTCGCCATATGCGCGAAGAAGAGATTGAGCGCCGCGATGTTGGAACTGCACAGTTCGAAGGTCTTGTGATTCCACAGTACCTCATTGATCTAGCAGCACCACTTGCTCGTGCAGGTCGCCCATTTGCAGACTTTGCAACAAACAAGATGACACTTCCACCATCTGGCATGACCCTGAATATCTCTCGCATGACAACAGGATCATCAACAGCCGTACAGGTTACACAGAACGATGCAGTATCAGAGACAGATGTTGACGATACATTGCTGACTGTGAATGTTCGTACAATTGCCGGACAGCAGGATTTGTCTCGCCAGGCAATTGAGCGTGGAACAGGAATTGATGTTTTCGTTGCAGCAGACTTAATCAAGTCATGGCACACAACACTTGATGCACAAATCCTAAATGGTGCAGGTACAGCCGGCACAATCAAGGGCCTTCGTGCATCAGGCGGAAACGCAATCACATTCACATCAACAGCACCAACAGTTGGTCTGCTATATCCAAAGCTCGCAGATGCGATCCAACAGATTCAGACAAACTCATTCACAAACCCAACACACTTCATCATGCACCCACGCCGCCTTGCATTCTTGCTTGCAGCAGTTGACAGCACAAACCGCCCATTGGTAGTGCCAGCCGCTAACGGCCCAATGAATGCATCAGGTGTTGGAGCAGGTTCTTCTGTTTATGGAAACTCTGGCTATCAGATGATGGGTCTCCCAATCATTACTGATGCAAACATCGGAACAACATACGGAACAACAACAAACCAGGATGAAATCTATGTTGTCAACGCAGGTGAATCTCACCTTTGGGAACAACCAGGATCACCATTCACACTTCGTTACGATGCAACAGGTGCAGGCAACTTGACAATCAAGACTGTCGTGTACGGATACGCTGCTTACACAGCAGAGCGTTATCCACTAGCAGCCTCAATCATTTCAGGAACAGGATTGTCGGCACCTAGCTTCTAAAGATAGAAGAATCAACCTTCTAATCTGAAGGTTCTTTAATAGTGTGAAGAGTGGGTAGGCTCCCCCCGACTTACCCACTCTTCACCTCTAAGATTCGGGGGAATCACATGAAAACAGGTCACACAGTAACAATCGGGTCTTGCGATCCAGGAATGGTCAATGGCGCTTTCGCTTTCAGACTTATTCAACTTTCAGGAGCGAGAAATTCAAAACTCGGCCCATTCGTGCGAGTCAAAGGTTCAGGGTTATTGTCAAAACAACGCAATCGTGTTGTGAAACAATTTTTAGAAATGACCGATTCAGATTGGTTGTTGATGCTCGATAGTGATGAGCAACTGTCAGTTGAAGCATTTGATGCTTTATGCAACACCGCCCACGACAAAGAACGCCCTGTTGTTGCAGGTTTAGTCTTTGCAGGTTTCGGTGTTCCTGGCAAAACTTATCCAAAACCCGTTCCTGCAATCTTTCAAGATTCGCCACAAGGATTCTTGCCCTTGTATAAATATGACAAGAACTCAGTTTTTGAAATAGATGCAGCAGGCACAGGTTGCCTGATGATTCACAGAAGCGTGTTAGAAAAGATGCGCGAAGTTGCAGACCCAAATCAAGGCAAAGATTGGTGTTGGTTTTGGGATGGGCCTGTCAACGGAGAATGGATTGGTGAGGATTTACTTTTCTCGCGCAGAATCAAATCACTTGGCTATCCAATCCATGTGAACACTTCAGTAATACTTCCGCACCAAAAGTCATTTTGGTTAGATGAAAGTCATCACGAAGCATGGAAAGACTAAAGAAACTTCTTCGCAGAAAGCCGAAAGAAACGGCAACTGCGGAGCCACAATTAGAACGAGCAATCCTGCCGAAAGCAGAAAAGAGGATAAAGCGTGGCGATCACTAACGGTTACTCCACACTTGCCGAGTTGAAGGCAGCATTGACAATCAGCGATTCAACAGATGATGCAGCTCTTGAAGCAGCCATCAATGCAGTAAGTCGAATGATTGACGACTACACAGGGCGATTCTTTTATCCTGACGGAACATCTCAATCACCTGTTGCCCGGTATTACACCGCCCTTGATCCGTGGACAATGAATGTTGATGACATCGTGACAATCACACAGATTGCAACTGATGACAATTTCAATCAGCTTTGGGATACCGTGTGGGCAACAAGTGATTACATGGTTGAACCCATCAACAATCCACGAAGAGGGTGGCCGTTCACAAGAATCCTTGCAATCGGGCGTTATGTATGGCCTTACTACTTACCACAGGCTTGCAAAATCACAGGTGTGTGGGGTTGGAGCGCTGTGCCTTATGAGGTGCAATCAGCTTGCTTGATTCAATCGTCACGCATCTTTGTTCGCCGACAATCACCATTTGGCATTGCAGGAACACCTGAACTTGGAACTGTCAGACTTACTTCACGCCTTGATCCTGATGTTGAAGCCTTGCTTCGACCTTTCCGCAAGAACAATGGGTTGGCTAAATAATGAACCCAAGTCAAGTTCGAGATGGTCTCAAAACAAGATTGCAAACAATTACAGGCTTACGAGCCTATGATTTGATTCCTGACACAGTAGTTCCGCCTTGTGCGGTAGTAGGACAATTAGATTTCACATTCGACATTGACAATGCTCGCGGTCTTGACCAAG